TAAGTAAACATGATTGTGGTACAGAATTTTATAATGGTGATTATATTAAAAGTGAAGTAGGAAGAGTTACTATTTTTCCTGCTTATTTTACACATACACATAAAGGTCAACCTTGTCCTGAAAACAAAGATAGATATATTATAACAGCTTATATTTCTTTTTTTGAAAAAGGAGATATGGAGAATAATAATGCTTGATATAAAAGAATTAACAATGAAACATCACAAAGACGCTGAAAGACAGGCGTTTGTGGGAATATTAATGTCTGGTGAAATAGACCATAAACTATATGCGACATACTTGTACAATCAATTTCAATGTTATGCAGTATTAGAAAAGTATGGTTTACACAATTCATTATTCAGAGATACACCAAATCTATTAAGAGCTGAGCATATCTTATATGATTTTAAATCTTTTGAAATAGATACACCAGAAATTACTCAAAGCACAAAAGATTATATAGAACACATAGAATCAATACAAGATGAAGCTATGAAGTTATATGCACATATATATGTAAGACATATGGGTGATTTATCTGGTGGTCAAATGATTAGAAGAAAAACACCAGGTCCTAATAGATACTATAAATTTAGAGATAAAGAAGTCGGCGAGTATAGAAGAATCGTAAAAGAAACTATCAATACTTATTTAAATGTTTATGAACATTCAGTATTGCCAGAAGCAAACTATTGTTTTGAAAGCGCAACAAAATTATTTAAAGAAATGAAGGAGCTCCATGATTTGGGAAAGACTGATTAAGTGGAAAGAAGAAACAATAGAAGTATTAAATCAAGAGCTGGTTGAATATGAAGAGCCAGGTATGGAAAGGTTTAATAATGACGAGTTTGGTTGGGTAAATAGAACATGGAAGAATGATTATATTAGACGAGCTCATGTAGATGTCGTTGATGTAAGAGATAGTAAAAAATTATGGATGGCTCATGTTTGTTTATTTCCAGAATTGACAAATGGTGGACCAATATATGGTTTTGATATCATTGCCGGCAAAAATAAAGTCACAGGTGCCTTCCACGATTTTAGTCCTCTATTACAGAAACAACATCCATTAACAGAATGGTTTATAGAAGAAAATAAATGGTTCACACCAAGTAAAGAAAGAGAATTGCCTGATTGGGCGAAGGCAATTTTTAGTGGTGGAATGATTGCAGCTGGTAATGTGTCAGAGGAAGATGAATTAAATAAAATCTGTACTATGGCCGTGTCTAATTTGCGTAACTATATTGACAAAATAAGAGTACATGATGGCGAAGCCGAAAGAGAAAATGTTATAAAAGCACAGAATTATTACTGTGAACATCAACAACAAAACCCCCATACACCAAGGGTTATGGAGAAACTAGGTCTTCCTGAAGAAGATATTAAATTGTTTTGTTCCGACAATCTCTTTCCTATCATTAAATAATCCTTATAAATATACCAGAAAAGGTAACAATTATGGCAGAACCAGCAACAAGAGAAAATTTAAAACAATACGCTTTAAGAGCTTTAGGTAAGCCTGTTATTGAGATAAACGCAGATGACGACCAGTTAGAAGATAGACTGGACGAAGCATTACAGTATTTCGCACAATATCACTATGACGGTATTCAAAGAGCGTATTTAAAGTATCAATACACTTCAGCTGACAAGACACGGATGACTGCTGATTCTTCAGAGTCTATTACAAAAAACGGTGTCACTACATCATGGAAAGAGGGTAACAACTTTATCGTTGTACCTGAAAGTGTAATATCAGTAATCAATATATTTCCGTTTTCAAACAAATCTAATATGAATTTGTTTGATGTAAGATACCAAATGAGATTAAATGACTTGTATGATTTTTCATCTACAAGTGTTATCAACTATGATGTTGTATTACGACACCTAGACTTTTTAGACCATATCTTAGTAGGTGAAAAACCTTTAAGATTTAATCAACATGACAATAGACTTTATATTGACATGGATTGGACAAATGATTTACAAGTAGGTGAATATATCGTAATCGAAGCATATAGAAAAATGGACCCTACAGTACATACAGATGTGTACAATGACATATTTTTAAAGAGATATGTTACAGCATTATTTAAAAAACAATGGGGTGCTAACCTATCTAAATTTGATGGCGTAGCAATGATTGGTGGAGTTACATTAAATGGAAGACAAATTTATTCAGAGGCATTATCAGATATCGAAAAATTAGAACAAGAGATTAGAAGTACCTTTGAATTAAATCCAGCAATGATGATTGGATAACAAATCATGGCAGTAAATCACTATTTTCAAGGTGGCAAGGGTATTGGAAACCAAGCCGAGAAAAGACTACACGAAGATATTATTATAGAAAGTCTAAAGATTTTTGGACAGGATATTTACTATCTTCCTCGTACTCTTGTAAATAGAGATTTAGTTTTAGGTGAAGATACATCTTCAAGATTTGATGACTCTTATCTACTAGAGATGTACTTTGAAACAACTGAAGGATTTGCTGGTGAAAATGAAATCATTAACAAGTTTGGATTAGAAATCAGAGATGATACTACACTTGTATTATCTAAGAGAAGATTTGAGGACCATGTTGCAAGTAAGGCTACATTAACTGCCACAGGCAGACCAAATGAAGGCGACATTGTTTATGTACCTCTATTAAAATCATTCTTTGAAATTCAGTTTGTAGAAGACCAAGAGCCATTCTATCAATTAGGAAACTTACCTGTTTACAAATTAAAAGTTACTCGTTGGGAATATGCAAACGAACAAATCAATACTGGTATTGGTACACTAGACGCAGTAGAAGACAAATACACATTAGACCAATTACAACACAAGTTTACATTAGAGTATGGTCAAGAGGTTCTAACAGGTGCAGGTTCAATCATGTTAGAAGATTATCACGATTATTCTACAGGTCAACCAGCATTATTAATGCAAGAAACATTTGTTACGGCAAACATACAGACACAATCGCCATATGCAAGTAACTTAGATTTAAATGCTGAGGCAGGTTATGATACAGTTGGTACAGCAGATGACATACTTGACTTTACAGAAAGAAATCCATTTGGAGAGGTTGACGAATAATGTTTGGAACTCATTTTTATAACGAAGGATTAAGAAAGTTAACTATTGCATTTGGTCAAATATTTAACAATGTAATAATTCAAAACACTAGTAGCACAGGTGCAATCACTAAAAGATTAAGAGTGCCATTAGCATATGCACCAAAAGAAAAGTTTTTAGTTAGACTAGAACAACAAGCTAATCTACAAGAAGACAGAGCGGTTGCAGTTACTTTACCTAGAATGGGTTTTGAGATAACTGGTTTATCTTATGACGCTTCACGAAAAATTAATAAAATGCAAAAACTAATCAGAGTAAAATCTGGTGAAGACGGCAAGAAAATGGAATATAATTATGCACCAGTTCCATATAATATTAATTTTAACTTATACTCTTTTACAGCAACTGCTGAAAATGGTTTACAAATCATAGAACAGATTTTACCATTCTTTCAACCAGAATACACAGTAACAATGAATGTTGTTCCTGAATTGAATATTAAAAGAGATGTACCAATTATTTTAAATAGTGTAAATTATGAAGATACATACAATGGTGAATTTACACAAAGACGAGCAGTAATTTATACATTAAGTTTTACTGCTAAAACATATCTGTATGGACCAATGACAAATCAGAAAGTTATTAAAGAGGTACAAGCTGACCTTGGTACAGATACAGAAAGTCCATTAACAAGAGAAGAAAGAATTATTGTTGTGCCAAAACCAACAAGTGCTGACGGTGATGATGATTTTGGTTTCACAACTACTATAAGTTTCTTTGATGATAGTAAACGATACAACCCTACGAGTGATACAGATGAGTAAATTGGAAGATAATGTAAATGAAATTTTAGGTATAGATAAGAAAGAAGAAAAGTTTTCTTTACAAGAGTTTGAACAACCAGCTCCTGTGCCTAGAAAAATAGACGAAACTAAAGATGACATTGATAATGATTATGTTAATAGTAGAGATAACTATTATAATCTTATCGACAAAGGTAATGAGGCAATCGAAGGCATATTAGATATTGCAAAAGAGGGTCAACATCCTAGAGCATATGAGGTTGCAGGTCAATTAATTACTACAGTTGCAGGAACAGTAGATAAGTTACAAGACTTGCAAAAGAAACTAAAAGATTTAAAAGAGTTACCTAAAACGGCTAACACAAATATTAAAAATGCTTTGTTTGTAGGTTCTACCAATGAACTACAAAAAATGTTAAATAGGAAAGATGATGAAGTTATTGAAGGCACAGAAACAAGTACCAAACAAGATAATACTGGAATTAAGTAAAATCCATTATATCAAATCTATGACGCCGTTGCCAGATTTAATCAGAGGCAAGGACTTGTTAAACCCTATAGAAGTTAGAAAATACACAGTATCAAAAACACCTAGAAAAGGTGTTGGAAATGTTCAGTATGCAGAAAAAGAATATTCAGTTTTCAGAGGTAGTCAAAGAGTACAAGCAGCTCTTAAAATGGGATACACGCATATTGAAGGAGTTATATTAGATGAGTGACGCATATCTAG